AAAATAAAATATAATTTAATGCCAAGTTCGGATAACGAAGAAGACGAAGAATAAGGAGGATGATTGAATGAGTACACAACGGTATATTTCTACATCGTTTTGGGATGATGAATGGATACGGAAACTGAATCCATCCGAACGGTACATATATTTATACTTGCTAACTAATCCGTTAACGAACATCGCAGGGGTATACAAAACGACAATGGACCGGATTTGTTTTGATACCGGATATGAACCAAAGGTTATTGAAACAATTTTCAAACGATTTTCTGCAGACAGGAAAGCGTTCTTCCACAATGGGTATATTATTATCCCTTCTTGGCCGAAGTACCAAAAGGCTGATCAAAGGTCAAAAATTAGAGCTGGTATTGAAGCGATTATTAAAGAATTACCTTTTGAAATCATTGAATTCTTAAAAAAGATAGGATATAAATATCCTATTAATGCATCGAAAATACCATATGCATATGATACGAACTATTCTGATTCTGATTCTGATTCTGATTCTGAATTTGATTCTGAATTTGATTTGTTATGTGCTAAACCCGACGATCCTGATATACAACAAAAAGGTGATGAAGCGAATCATCATGAAGACATAACAACAACTACAACAACTACAGTGGAATCTAAAAAAATTATTCCGGGAGAACCGCCTATAATTCAGTTTGAAAAGCACAATGGAAAATCTCATTTGTTCCATCCGCCGTCTCTTGAAGAAGTAACCGAGTATTGCAATAGTCGTAAAAATGGGATAAACCCTGAACAGTTCATTGATTACTACGAATCTAAGGGCTGGATAGTCGGTAGGACTAAAATGAAAGATTGGCGAGCTGCAGTAAGGACTTGGGAGCGAAACGAAATTAAACAATCAAGGGCGTCACCTTACAGAGACGAGGAAGCGGAGAAACAGAGGGTAAAAGGGCTTGTCGATAAATATTTTCGCAAAGAAGGGGTGCGTGAATGACAATAAGCGAATTTGGAGAAAAATTTACTGGGTATTATGCCCGGGCGAATGGGCAGGTAATCAGAGAAATATCTCGATACATGGAGCGTATCCATGAAAGCTATTATGATCGTATTTACGACGTTCTCATAACTGAAATACCACCGAATAGAACGCCGGGGGTTGCGGATATCAAAGCGGTTTGTGAAAAGATTGGAGCACAAGTAATATATAAATCTAAGCATATTGATCTCCGGCCTGTTCCCGTTACCTGCGATTGTTGCGGGTATGATTATCTATGGGCGCAAGGGGTAGGTGCTGAACAGACTGATAATAACATTCATGGAGTGTGCCCACGGTGCAAGTTCCCTTATATCGAAACGGTCATGGAAAATGAATACCGTAAAAATGGATATATCATCAAGTGTAGAGAAAATGATGGTGAAGAAGTATCTGCCTACGAACATTATAAAAATATTTTTTATCGTGAATGGAAAAGTAAATTAAATGGTTGAACAGGAGGCGTGAAATGATTGTCGGAACAAAGAACTGGGACAATCGAAATTGCTATTATGTGCAGACTAACAATCCAACCGATGAATATCTGAGAAAGACAATGGCAAGCGGTTGGTTAGTTTCCTGTGGGCCGACTGCAGCGGTGAGCTGCATGGCAGCGATGGGATATGATCTAGATATAGTTTGTAAAGGCGGATATACACCACAACCGGAAGAAGTTTTGATGGATTATTTCAATGATCCAGCTAACTATCCGAAGTTCAGAGAGGTTAGAAAAGACATTGATCCGGGGAGGTATGCGGGGAACGAGGTTCCGCAATATTATCCGATAGCGGTAAAAGAAGTATTCGATGTTTCGGCTACTTTCTTGTGGCTACATGATTTCAACAAAATTATTGCATTTGTAAAGAGCGGTAAAGCAGTCCAGATATGTTTGAAGGCACCGGGGCATTTCTTAGCGGTTGTCGCCTATGATGATGAAACCGAAAGCTTGATCTATAATGACAGCTGGCCGGGGAGACATGAAGACGGAGACGGGTTTAATTGCCGGATGGGTCGTTATGAGTATGACAAGAATGTGGAACCATATGCAATCGTTTACGGGAATTAAATCATTACTTGACAATGAGATATATATTGTCTATAATATTTTCAGGAGGATAAACGAATGTGGGACAAAAAAATGGTCAAAGAAGGGTATACGGAATCGGCTTGGGTTAGTCTTGCAGTAAAATCAATTAGAATCGGATGGCCGGCTGGATTGGAAAAGGCGGCCAGTATGCTCCCTTATCATGTATAGGATAGGTTATGGGAAGTGAAGAGAAAAAGAATATCGGGCGTCCTACTGTACTAACTCAAGAAATACAGGATGAATTGGTTAAATATTTATCGATTGGTAATTACTTAGAAACTGCTTGTGATATGGTTGGAGTTAATACGCAGATGGTGAAGCGGTGGATATATGCAGGAGCCAGAGGGAACCCTAAATATAAGGAGTTTAGCGATGCTATAAAAAGGGCGCACGCTCAAGCTGAGGTGATGCTGTTGGCACTCATTGATAGAGCTGCACAAGGGGGGGCATGGCAAGCGGCAGCATGGAGGCTGGAACGAAAGTTCCCGGACAAATGGGGACGGTGGGAACGTGAAAAAGACGATATTGAAGTTGAAGGCAAAGGTATAAGCAAGGTTCGGATACGATGGATAAAGGCAAGGGACAATGAGAAAACCAGAGATAACGATACTTGAGCCGTTTCAATGTTTTGCGCAAAGGAAGCGGTTCAAGGTTGCTTATGGAGGAAGGGGAGGAGGCAGAAGTTGGAGCATTGCAAGACTCCTCTTGATTTTTGGGAAAGAATACAAGTTAACGATTTTGTGCACAAGGCAACATCAGGTAAGTATAAATAATTCTGTGTATCGGTTGCTTGTAGAGCAGATCGGATTGTTGCATGGCATGAAGTCGTTCTATTCGATCCAGAAAACAACGATCGTTGGCAAGAATGGCACACAGTTTATATTTCGTGGCCTGCAGAACATGACAGAAATAAAGAGCTTGGAAGGGGTTGATATCTGCTGGGTTGAGGAAGCGGAGAACGTATCACGGGATTCGTGGGACTACTTGATACCGACAATCCGAAAGCGAGGGAGTGAGATATGGGTCAGCTTCAACCCGGACGATGAAGAAGGAGAGACCTATCGGCGGTTTGTGAAAGAGGCCGATGATAGTATGCTGCTGGTTAAGACCACGTATAAAAGCAATCCGTTCATCTCTGAGGAGATCGAGAAGCAAGCACTCCATGATCGAGAACATGACTACGAAAAGTATCTTTGGTTGTGGGAGGGAGAGCCGAGGCGGTTCACGGAAGCGCTGGTTTTTCGTGGCAAGTTTTCGGTTGAAGAGTTCGAGACGCCGGAAGATGCAGAGTTTTTTTTCGGTGCAGATTTTGGGTTTGCGCAGGGCCCATCTACTCTTATACGTATGTGGATAAAAGAAAACACACTCTATATAGATTATGAAGCCTATAGCGTTGGAGTGGAGATTGACGATCTTCCGGGTTTGTACGATACTGTACCGGGTAGTCGCAAGTGGAAGATCATTGCGGATTCAGAACGGCCGGACACGATACAGTATCTTGCGAGACGAGGGTTCAACATCGTTGGAGCAAAAAAGGGGGCCGGGAGTGTCGAGGAAGGAGTAGAGTTGATAAAGGCGTTTGATAGGATCGTTATCCATCCTCGATGCCCAAACACGGGAAACGAGTTTAAGTGTTACCGATACAAAAGGAATTCAATCACCGGTGAAGTTATTCCGATTCTGGGAGATCGAGACAATCACGCAATCGATTCTATTCGCTATGCGCTTGAGCCGATTCGAAGGGGAGGGCCTAGGGTATGGGCATTCTGACAAAGCTTGGGTTGAAAAAGGATATAATCATAAAAGAAGGATATCCGCTTACTTCTCCCTATATTCGACAGCTGTTTAGCCTTGATAGTTCAGAGACGTTGACCTCTCCTTATGTACAGCATACAGTTGTTTATGCTGCGATACGGTCCAAGGCTACGAATATCGCACAGGTTCCGTTTCTTATTTACGATCAGTCCGGGAAAGTGATAGACAATCCGTCGAATCCGGTTGTTAGGTTGTTTGAAGACGTGAACCCTTACATCGATGGTTATGAGTTGTGGGAAGCGATTGTTACCATGCTTGATATTTATGGTGAAGCGTTCATTGTGAAGGATACTCAAGAATGGAAAGGACTTCCTGTTTATTTGTGGCCGGTTCGTGGCGACACAATGAAGGAGATGGTTGTAGATAGTAGGCTTGTTGCGTGGGAATATACCGCAAGCGGAAAAAAGATGATCATCTATCCGGATCAGGTTATCCAGATTAAGTATTACAATCCTTTCAATACTTACCGTGGGCTTTCTCCGCTTACGATTCTGAAGCTTGTGCTTGATGGAGACTGGGAGGCGTTGCAATATAACCGGCGGTTTTTTAAAAACGACGGGACACCGGGAGCGGTGTATACAACGGATCAAGTACTTACAGAAGGACAGTATGAAAGACTCAAGGCGCAGTTGATTGATGCACGGAAAGGATCGGCCAATGCTTTTAGGGCGATGCTCCTTGATGGCGGAGTTAAGCTAGGACAGGGTACGCCTGGACTAAAAGATATGCAGTTTTTGGAGCTTAGGAAGTTTTCGAAAGAAGAGATTGCGATGGTATTCGGTGTGCCGAAACAGGAGCTGCAAACTTATGAAGATATCAACTTTGCGACGAGCCGGACGGCAGATTTAGGATATTGGAAAAAGACTTTGCTACCGATTATGTCACGGATCGAGATGAAGTTTAACCGTACATTGTTCAATCAAGCCGGAGGCCGAGGATATTTCGATATCCGGGCGATTGATGTGTTGAACGAGGAGTTTTTGCAAAAAATTGAATCAGCGGTAAAGCTGCATGGAATCGGCGTACCTTTCGCTGAGATCAACCGGAGGCTTGACCTTGGTTTCCCTGATGACATGGAGATTGAGGAACGATATGGATCATCTATCCCGTTTGTTTCTGAAAGTGCAGAGCCGGGGATAAAAAAAGCTGTCAAAGGTTCGGTTGATGTAGAGGAGGTACTCAAGGCGCAGCGAGCCAAGAAATGGCATGAGAAAATGGATGTGCTCTATCCTTTGTTTGGCAGAGTATCAAGGATCATGAAAAACTATTTTCACGATGTTGAACAAAAATTGTTACGTAAAGCGACAGAGAAAGCGATTGCTGTTTGTGTCACAAAAGCGGAAGATGAAGATAGCTACCGGTGGGTTGATGAAGCGTTCGACGATGCAACGATTGAACGGATCATGAGTGAGCCGATGGAGAAAGCATTAAAGATGGGTATTCGGGACCGGACGCCACCGAGTGAGATGGAAAAGGCGATACTTGCAAAACGGATGCGTAAGATTAAAGGCATAAATGAAACCGGAAGGGAAGAGGTAAAAAGCAAGTTGAAGCAAGCACTACTGGACGCCATGCAGGAAGGAGTCCCGGAGTCGGAGCGTGCGCAGATAGTACGGGATGCTATAAAAGACTCAATGGAAGTCAACAAGAACCGGGCCAGGACGATTGCGAGGACAGAAGTACATGGAGCCTATAGTGAATCACAGTGGGAGACCGGGAAGTATGCCGGGATGAAAAAGATCATGTGGGTATCAAGCCGAGACGATAGAGTAAGAGATTCGCATATGGCACTCGATGGAAAAACGGTGAAGTGTGGCGATCGGTTTGAAAACGGGTTGCTGTATCCGATGGATGATAGCGGAGCGCCGGAGGAAGTGATAAACTGCCGGTGTGTGTTTGCCGAGATATACGAAGATTAGGGAGGGTTTATGAGCGAAGTTGTTAGATTTAAAGCATATTTGCGCAAAGCTGATGACGGGGGGATGTGGGCGGTTGTATCGACGAAAGATCAAGATAGACAGGGGGATATCATAGAACCGACAGCGTTCAGCAATCTGCAGGAGTATCTTAATACAAACCCAGTCATTTTGTTTGCGCATAATAGCTGGGAGCCTCCGGTTGGGAAGGCGATAGATGGGCAGATAACGCAGAACGGTCTTGAGCTAAAGATAAAGTTTGCAGAAACCGAGTTTGGAAAAGAAATTAAATATCTATACGAGAACGGGTACATGAACGCTTTTTCTGTTGGTGTGATTCCGTTGGAATATGAGCCCGTAGAAAAAGGGGGGAATCGGTACAAGAAGGTTGAGCTATTGGAAGTATCAGCTGTACCGGTACCTGCAAATAGACGGGCGGTAGTTATCCGATCCTTGGATGGGAATTTAGGTATTGATAAAGTTGATGATAAGATGAATGATCGTAGTA